GATGTTGATTGGGGTTCAAATGATACGATTGAGGAGTTTTCAGTCACTCTCGCCTATCAATGGTGGGAGTCAGTCACAGACGGTGTAGTGTAACGATAGAGGGATTTTTCCCTCTATCAATTTTTAGGATGATTTGTTAATGGCAATATATCTTCTTGTCAAAGAACATGTAGACACAGGATTAAAATACCTGTGTAAGCATGTTGCATCTTCCTTTTCTGAGTGTGAAAAATATAAAGGTTCTGGGACATATTGGAAAAGACATTTGAAAAAAAATGGAAACAATGTAAAAACCACTTGTCTTTTTGTTACAGAAGACAAAAATGAGTTTCGCAAAATTTCCAAAGAATACTCGTTAGAATATGATGTGATTAATTCAAAAGAATGGGCAAATTTATGTTATGAAGAAGGTCAAGGTGGTAATACTGTGATAGATAAAAAACTTCATGGAGAAAAAACTAAACAAGGTTTACATAGACCAGAAGTTAGAGAAAAACATCTTTCATTCCTAAAAGAACATATAAAAAAGATACAACCTTTAGCAGTAAAAGCATCAAAACAAAAATTGACGGGCGTTCTCAAAACAGAAGAACATAAAAAAAATATGCGTGGCAAAAGACCACATGTAAATCAAACAGGATCAAAAAATAATTTTGCCAAAAAAATAGAAACTCCGTTTGGTATTTTTGAAAGCATTCGTGAAGCATCTCAACAAATTGAAGGACATACATATAAAATGATTTGGTATAGATTACAAAATGATAAAGAATGGAGATATATCTGATGGCACTTCGTTTGTTTGGTTTCACTTTAGGTCAAAAGGATGTTGTTCAGAAGCAAGACCCTGAACAACCTTCTTTTGCACTTCCAACAGAGGCACTAGACGATGGTGCCGTCACTATTACGCAAAACGCTTACTATGGTACATATGTTGACCTAGAAGGCGCTGTTCGCAATGAACTAGAACTCATTACTCGTTATCGTGAAATGGCAAATCATCCAGAATTGGAACAGGCCATTGACGATATTGTTAATGAGGCAATTACACACGATGTAACAGGTCGCACAGTTGACATTGTTACTGATAAATTAAAACAACCAGAGACCGTCAAAAGAAAGATTCGTGAAGAATTCGAAAACATTCTGAAAATGTTGAACTTTGGTAATTTGGCTGATGACTTGTTCAAACGGTGGTACATTGACGGTCGCATTTACTATCATGTTGTAGTTGATGATTCAGACCCAAAAGCAGGCATTAAAGAACTTCGTTACATTGACCCACGCAAAATTCGTAAAGTGCGTGAAGTCAAAAAGGGTAAAGACCCCAAGACTGGCGCTGATATCATTGTATCAATTGCCGAGTATTATGTTTATTCAGACCGGGGTACAGCATCACAATCGTATGGTGCTTCTGTAAACTCAGGTCTTCGTATTGCACCAGATGCCATCATCAATGTGAATTCTGGTCTGATGGATGCAAAAAACACATTTGTTATTTCGTATCTTCATAAGGCAATTAAACCACTCAATCAATTGAGAATGATTGAAGATGCGGTTGTAATCTATCGCATATCACGAGCACCAGAACGCCGTATTTTCTATATCGATGTGGGTAACTTACCAAGAGGTAAAGCAGAACAGTATCTAAAAGATATTATGGTGAAGTATCGTAACAAGATGGTTTACGATGCAAATACTGGTGAACTGCGTGATGACCGCAAACACATGTCGATGTTAGAAGACTTCTGGTTACCTCGCCGTGAAGGTGGTAAAGGTACTGAAATTACAACTCTGCCAGCTGGTCAAAACCTTGGCGAGTTGGAAGATGTCAAATACTTTCAGAAGAAACTTTTACAATCTCTGAATGTACCAATCTCTCGTTTAGAACCACAACAAGGTGGCATGATTGGTCTTGGTAGAACAACTGAAGTAACCCGTGATGAAGTTAAGTTTCTTAAATTCATTATTCGTCTTCGCAATAAGTTCTCACAGATTTTTGACCATGCGTTAGAGAAACAACTTGTTCTCAAAGGCATCTGTAGTTTAGAAGAATGGCATCAATTCAGAGAAGACATTTATTATGATTACAAGAAAGACAATAACTTTACTGAACTGCGTGATGCAGAGTTATTGACTTCTCGTTTACAATTGTTGGCAACAGTTGACCCATATCTTGGCAGATACTTCTCAGCTAAGTGGGTTAAGAAAAATGTTCTTCAACAATCAGACGATGATGTTGAGGCAATGGAAAAAGAAATGGCAGAAGAATCTGAACAAGGTATTGGACAACCAGTTCAACAACCTGGATTCGAACAGGCCAATGTGACGGCAGAAGATTATCCGCCTGAAGATAATACGCAAGATGTTGGTGCTTCTGAATCGATGACACCAATGCTTGATGCAGAAGTAGAACGGTATTCTTCTCTACTAAATAGGCGATAAAACAAATTTCAAAAGGAATCCACCATGGACGCAAAAACATTTATTGACAAAGTTGCTTCTGGCAATGCCAATGAAGCAAAAGATTTAATTAACGACCTTCTTTCTTCCCGTGCATTTGAATCATTGGAAGTAAAGAAGATTGAAATTGCTCAGTCTCTTTACAATAACGGTGAAGAAATTGAAGTGCAAGATACTGCCGATACTCCAATGGAAGATGAACTTCTGACACAAGAAGAATTTGATGCTCTTTCAGAAGAAGACCAAGAACTTTATCTTGAACAATTAGAGCAGATTGATGAATTGAGCAGTTACACAAAACTTGGTAAATTAACACGAAAATTTATTCCAGGTCAAGGTCAAAAGCAAGCTGGTGAAAGAGCAAAAGACCAAAAATATTCTGCTGGACTGGATAGAGCAGCATTGAAATATCACCCTGATGATAAAAAGTTAGCAACAACAATGAAATCATCAGAAAAAGCACAAAAAAGATATGAGAGAATTAGTAGAGGCGAACCAGCATTCAAACCTTCAGCTAATGATTAAAAAAATTATAAATTAAAATGAAATCTTTAGAACAGTTTAGAGTTTTAACGGAAGAAGAAAAGTCGGACTATTCAAAGTTCGATATGCTTGTTCGTGCTGGTCTTGCAAACAAGGCACAGTTACAACGCATTCATCGTATACTTGATAAGATGAAAGAAGACAGACCGGTGTTTAACAATGCCGACAGAATGATTCTTCAAAATCTTTTCAATAAGATGGTTGATTTAATTTCAACCAACAAACAAATCTTTCAACAAACTCGCCGTGCTGTTCGTGAAGATGTAGAATTAGATGAGGCAGAGTTGGATACTGCCGATTACAAGATTGGACCTTCTGGTCGCAAAGTAAGAGCCCATCGTATTAAAGTTGGCGATGAGGTTAAAGAAGAATTTGAGATTGAAGAAGCAACAGAGGACATACCTAATGATCCGCCTTTTGTTTTGATGTTGAAACGAAAAGCAATTCGTATGTATCCAAACAAAACAAAAGTTGCTCTTTATTACAATCAAAAGTTAGACAAATACTTTACAATACCTTATGGTAAAGGAATTGATTCTCCTTTACAGGCAGAAGAAACACAGATTGAAGAAGCAGTAATGGATCAGTTGCATAAGATTGTTGACGGCAAACAAGCCAACACAGTTAAATTTGCCAATGGTCAAACAAGAAAAGTTGACCACTTTACTGCATCTGCAATCACACAGGTCCATAAAGCAGTAAACGATGAGAACAAAAAGAAGTTGGCTGACATGGTGCATAAATCACCAGAACACTTTGCGAAAGTAGCGTCTTTTGCTTTCAGTAAAGCCAAATGAAATTTATAGATTTAATTATAGAAGGTAAACTAGACGAAGCAAGAGAAGCACTAAAAGCTCGTTTAGATGAGATTACTGCCAAACGACTTGCAGAAGCAAAGCGTTATGTTGAAGCAGACATGTTTGAAGAAGTAGAAGAACTTGATGAGAAAAGAAATCCAAATCTCATTAAGATGGGAAGAATTACAAGAATTCGCCGAAGAATTAGGCGTAATGCAAAAGGTCGTATTGTTGTTCAAAAGAATCGCAGACGGTCAGGCATTAAAGGTTATCGTATGGTAGGTAATACTGTAAGAAGAATACCTGCTGCACAGAGATTAAGAAAAG